ATGGTATGATTATTTATTAAAACGCTAGTAGCGAATTAATCAATTCTTTTAAAATCCATAATCTTTTCATTATATCCAGCAAGCCTCGCTAACTGATTTTTGGTCATGCCTGGATTTTCATATATGAGCGAATCCTGTATAAGCAACTCAGCAGCGAAGATATTTGCTTCCTTTTCAATCCATGCAGTAGACAAAAATGTTTTATTGCGGATAAAATAACAGTTTTCTGTTCTATGCAAAAGTGCATGGCCAAGTTCATGGGCCATAACAAAATGCATGTCATTTTCAGACAAATCTTCGTTTATAAAAATGCATCTATGACGTTTTAGATATAGATAGCATCCGCTATATTGCCCCATAGGACCGACTATGTATTCAATTTTAAGAGCGTCTGCTATCTTAAAAGGATTCTGGGTGTTGTATTTTTTTATAAGATGCAAAGCTATCTTTTTAATATCTCTATTCAATATATAACACCTACTTCTTATTCTTGTTTGGGTTATACAGGTCCTTATTGATTTTCTTTAATCTGATAAGCATGGCCTCTAATTGTGTTGCAAACAATTCTCGGTCATCCTCGGGGATATCGTTTCCGTCAAAACTTGCAGGACCAGCTTCTTGAGAGTTTAATTTATCCATAATGGATTCTAAATCTTTTGCAATATCGCGTCTATCTTTACCTGTGAGATTATCTGAAGTATTTTCTGTTCCA